TTAATAACCATCCGATCCCACGGCGTGGGGCATGGATGGGGCAAACTCACTCAATTTCTGGTTGAGGATGAGTACCTGGTCCTGGTTATTTTCAGCCATCCAGGATCCGTACACCCGGTAAACCATTTGCGCGTCGGTGTGGCCCATTTGCTTCGCGATGAAGTTCGGGTTGGCACCGGCAGCTAACGACCAGCATGCATACGTATGTCGGGACTGGTATGCTCTGCGATAGCGAATCCCGGCGCGTCGCATTGCCGCTTCCCACGACTGGTTAATCGACCCCACTGCGTAATGATGCCCGGCACGGCCATTACGTGATGCGATCTGCGGGTTGAACACGAACGTGCACGGATGCACATCGGTGCGGCCATACTCACGCAGTTTGACCTCAACCTGATACTGCTTGCCCAGGCGTGTTAATTCAGCCTGGTTTTTCAGCACGTCTATAGCTGGCTGAATGAGGTTTATGATGCGGTCCGTTCCGGCCTCTGTTTTTGGAAGGGTGAACTCCTTCGTTAACGTGTGGTTCCGGCGGATCATCATCGTACCAGCTTTCAGGTCGATATCTTCCCAGGCCAATGACACGAGTTCGCCGTGGCGCACACCGGTGTACACGGCCAGCGACCACATGTTTTTCAGCTGCTGGTTGGCGCAGGCGTTAATCAACCTGACAAACTCATCGCGCGTCAGCGGGTCAGGCTCGCATCGTGACCGCTTAAGCATGGCGATCCCGGTGAACGGGTTCACCCTGACATACCCGCTGTCAGCAGCAAACTTAAACATCCCGCCCATTATCTTCATGTAGTTGTTGACCGTTCTGACCGAGCGGCCTTTAACCGGCGTTTTCTGCCCAACTTTCAGGGTGTGATAACCGGTCAGCAATTCCTTTCTGATAAACAGCAGGTCTTCCTGAGTTACTGCAGATACCAGCCTGTCACCTCCGATCCTTGGCACCATGTTGCGCGCTATAGATGAATAGCGAGACATCGCGTTGGTGCTGATCTCCATGCGTTTCAATTCCAGCCACTTATTCGCCAGCTCCAGCACGGTGATTTCCTTGCTCTCCACCCCAAACTTTCTGAGGTTCGGTGAGTCCGGGAACTGGGCCGCATAATTGAAGTTGCCTGTCTTTATCGCGAAGCACACGGAAGCGCGCAGTTCGCCAGCGACTTTTCTGTTTTTTGGTGTATCGGGCACGCCGAGGCTTTCACGCACCCGGCTGCCTTTATAGATGAACCATATGCGGAGCGTTCCGCCGTGGTTCTCCACGCCTGTTGGGTATGCTGACTTAGCCATTATTCCCTCCTGACGTCCAAGAGCCCGCTAAGCATAAACGGATCTTCATTGGCGCGCACCCGGCTGTTTCTTTGACATGCTCTCAACCCACTGGTCGACAGCCTTTCTGTTGTACATGCATTCGCTGTTTTTCTTCGGCACGCCGTCTGGTGAGACGTGAAGGTATTCCCGGCCGACCATCCAGCATTTTTTGCGGGCCCGCTCGATAGTGCCCGGGCGAAGTCCGGTAATCTCGACGAGTTTTTCTTCGGTTACCCAGTCGTTGGGCACGATTAAGGTCATTTCGCTCATGGTCGCTCCTATGACATCGTTTTATAAAACTGCGGCTGGTCTGGTGTGGCCGCGCGCAATTCGTATTCGTAATGGATCTGATAAGTGCCGCCGTCCCATGCGACATAAACCCGCGGCTTATCGTTTTCCGGCTCCAGCAGGCTTTCTATTCTTCCTCTGAGTCCACCGGTCTTCTTCTGGACTATTGCGCCCACATTAAAAGCAGCCATTGCACACCTTCCGGTTCGTGAAGAAATGAGATGAGAGCGCCCAGCGCCATAAGTGCAGCGATGAGCCAGTTCATGGGGTTTGATTGCATGGTGAACTCCCAAAAAGAATGCCCTCACTGCGGAGGGCAAAAGGGATAACGGAGCAGTGCTTTCGCACCCAATAGCCAGCTCATAACTGGCTATCAGTTGCGTCAGTCGTCTTCGTCGTATTTGTACTGATCATTCATGCCGTGCTGTTGCGGCGTGTCGCCTGGATAGAGAACATGAAAGGCAAACTTTCGCCATTTGAAATGCTCTTCTTCGGTCTGTTCACTCCAGCGCGGTGCAATATCATCAGCAGACCATTCTCCATTCTTGAGTAAGACGGTACCGCAGTTGCTGCCCATGTCTTCATCCGCATAACGGATATGAAACTCGAGGTGCGGAAATCTGCTGGCGAGCTCATGATAAACAGGCTCTGGGCAACTCCATGCCGTCTCAAAACGAATCACCAGAGGGGCGCCGCTTGCTGCATGACGTGCCAACTTCTTTTTGAAAATACGTTTATCGTATGCCCGCACGTGCGTTGGTCTATACTGGTGGCCTCTCTTAACTCGTTCACGCGGCCTGTCGATCGGCATTTCTACACTGTATGCATTCCACTTTGTTCCCCATTTGGCGCATGACCAGTCGTACCAGGAATAAAACCCGTAACGGCGTTTATTTTCGATGCGCATCATTGCGTGTTGCTTAACCTTTTTTATGAATTTGTCCGTGCTTCCGTGCTTGCGCATCATTTCTATTACTGCGGATGGGCTTTCAATTTTCTCGAATGCGAAGCGGCCCATGTGCTCGCCAGCGATAGCGCTGGCAAGTTTTTCCACCCAGGAACTTTCGTCAATCATCAGGCTCTTCGGCATGCGAGAAATATTGTTGAAATCAATATTCCCGCGCTTATTGGTGATTGATCGGATAAACGCGAGACGCTGTTTATTAGTCCCGCCGATAACGCGGATTTCGTTTGTTACGTGGTTTGGCATGCTTTCTCCTTATGCCGCGCGCCGGGCGCGCAGCTTCTTCAGGTGTTCTGCTGTTTCGATTTCTTCAGCGATCCGCTCGGTCTGTGCTTTGGTCAGTGGTTCGAAATCCTGATTAAAGCGGCCCATGCTGGCGATGCAGGTTCGGCCGTTGCGGATGTAGTGGATGACTTCGTGGGTAGCGCGGAGGATTTTGCAGGGCGCGCCGTGGCGATCAGAGTAATACTCCCCAGGCATCAGGAAGCTAAAAAGTCGACTCTTCATGTTTCTCATCTCTTTTAGCGCGGGCTAATTGATGAGCGGCCGACGCCTCTTCCTCGGTGTCGAAACGTCCAAGAGAGGTTCTTTTCCCATCGATTGAAATGTGCGCCTCCCAACGACCATGCTTGGTAAGGCTAACCCCTTTGCAATTTGATGTGCAGCCACTCCTTTTCCTCTGATTCTTGGTCTGATCAGACTGAGTGGCCCATCGACAGTTCCCTGGGAAATACCCAAGATTATTGTCAATCCTATCGATGGTCATTCCGCGTGGCCTTTCACCCATATCAGCAAAGAACTCGCTGAATTCATGCCAGCGGTCACAAACGGTAATCCCACGACCTCCGTAATTTTTGTAATTTACATTGCTGGGGTTTTCGCACCGAGACAGCATCGCGCACCACGTTCCATAAGTTTCAGAACCATGCTGGCCATGCTTAGTCCTGAGCCTGACGGAAACCTCCCGGCTCAGGCAGCCGCAAGATTTAGTAAGGCCAGATTTAACCCTACTGATAACTGCGACGGTCTCATTTCCGCATTCGCAGATGAACCTGCCTTTCCTGTTCTTGCCGCTCTCCCTTGGAAGGCGCTCGATCATTGTTAGGCGCCAGCGCTTTTCCCCTTCAGAAAAATTCTCAATCATGTGAATTAACCCTCTGGATTATCCTGAACATTGGGCACCACCTTAAATTCGATTACCCAGACCCATGGGTTGGACTGCCAGTTTTCTTCGCCGTAGATGGACTTCCATAGATTTTCCCACACCTGAAAGCCATAAGTAGCAGGGCGGAAGTCGTAAAGACCACAGCCGATTTCCTTACAGACATCCCCAAGGGTAATGGCCTGCAATCGCTCAACTCGCACACCGGTAATTTCCAGCATTAGGCGACTGGCCCAGCGCGGCATGTGAATTGATGGACGCCATCTTCCTTCTTCCGGCCAGTCTGCAGGGGACGTAGCTCGGTAAGCCATATCGTGGCTATCCTGGTCGATGTTGTAGCGTGCCCAAGTCTCCCGCACCCAGATACGATCGCCGACGGCACCGAAAGGGCAGGTGTAGCCTTCATTCTCATCTGCAACGCCAAACACATCTTTCTTTGCAGGCTGCAGGTATCCGTTTTTATCGACCACGCCAGGCGTGTACCAGTGGGCGTTTAAATCCAGATCGTAACCGTTATGCGTTGGGTGGAATCCATCAGACGGCTGAACTTTCATGATCCGCCGCGTCTGCGTCTTCCGGCCGTCGAGAATGGCGCGCACCATCTCGCCGTTAAAAATCATTCCGCGCTCTTTCACTGGATCCCCCTCTGCTTATTCCTCAATTCGATAACAGATTGGCACTCCGCGCACGTCTGGCACCCGGGGACTGCCGCTCGCCGTGGCTCGTGAATTGGTTCGTCGCATTCTTCACAACGCTCAGCTGATACGGCGTTGCGGTTCAGCCGGTGAGCGGAAAGGGCTGCGTTACGCCGAAGCTCTTCTATCTCTGCTGCGGTGTCGATGATATCGGCCATTGTCAATGCTCCCGGAACTGTCGGTTAATTCGGTTGAAGGTGAACGCCAGCAATAAAAAAGGCCGCGATAGCGACCTGGTGATTAGTGCCTTCATGCTGCACCGCCTTCATTCTTCTCGGCTTCGACCGCCATCTGCTCAAGCCGTCGCGATAACTCTGTGGCCAGCGTCTGGAATTCTTCCTCGGTCGCCACCGGGACCGGCACAAAGCGAATCCCTATATGCGCCAGGTGGTTTGCAATTTCGAGGCTTTTCCTCAAATCAACTGGTGAGGCTCTGTTCATGCGGCACGCTCCTCTTCCTGGAAGATAATTTCCATTTCCAGCTTCTCGGCCAGCGCATTCTCTGCTCGGGCACCAGCGGAGTGCTCCCAGCCTTCAAGCATGTAGATAGCATCAGCACAGCGAAGCATAGACAGGCAGATGTCCATGTACTCAGCCTGGGTTAATCCATCCGGGAGCAGTGCGGGATTAAGCACAACATGACCTTTCGCCCCGAGAAAGACATGTGCATGGTTAAAAGAGGTGCGGTTAAAATCAGGTAGACCGCTCATTGGCCCGGCGATGTATATTTTCACTATTCCACTCCGAAGCGGCGATTAAGCCGCCCTGTGTATACGACGAACTCCAGGAGGCTAACTCCCAGAGCTTCAATTTTCTTGTGATGCTTGTTGATGATGGGAGGCACCGTTTCGTTCCAGTTAGGCTTTGGCTTCTTGCGCATGGCCTGCTGGATTTCCTCGGTGCAGCGGCGGCAGGCGGCGCGGATGGCGTTTTCATTTGCTGGCGTCATGCGGCCTCCCGGCGGGCGAGAAGTTTCGCCCCGAAAGCCATCAGCTCGTCCCGGTCCACAGTTGCGAAGTGGCAGTGTGTACGCAGATACGGTCGCCAGATGATAAGCATCGACCCTTTGTTATTTCCCGATACTGGCTTACCGGTGACCGGGTTGATAAACGCCAGCCGCCCGGCGGTGATGAAGCGTACCTCGCTGGCGGTCTGTATCGCTTCCTTGAACCAGCCAACCGAAGTGTCTGCCGGTACCAGCATGACCGTGCCGATCTGGTTGGCGCTCTCGGAGGCGGCCTTTTTAACAAATGGCATGATGTCGCTGTATGGCGGGTTCAGCCAGACGCAGCCGGGAATGCTCAGGTAATCAGCCCATGGCGTTTCCAGCGTGTTCTGCTCGGCAGTGATGAACTTCCTGCACAGCGCGTTATGCGCCGCAGCGGCGGCATCCAACTGGAAGCAGAACTCAGCGTCAAGGGAAGCGAAGAGGGCTGGTGGAGTGCGCCATAGGTCGCGCTGGTCGAGCGGGGTTTTACTTCCGCCATAATCACCATTCAGCTTCTCGGCAGGTAGCGCGGTGGTAATACGCTCTCCGATCCATCGCATTACCGGCACCGCCATACTGTTGCCGATGGCTTTATAGCGCGGTCCGTCCGGGCATTCAGTAGCATCCTTTCCGCGCCAGCCGATCATTGTGTGATTGTCAGGAAAGCCCTGAAGGCGCTCGCACTCAATGGGCGTTAAGCGGCGAACATCCATATTTTTGAGAACGAATGCACCGTTCTGTGTTTCACCATTACCTTGGCCTGCTGATTTAGTTAACGTTGATGAGATATTGTCGGCCTTGAAATGACCAATGGCAGGGGCCGTATAAGTCATAGCTATAGCTGGAGGCTGGCCGCTGTTAGCGTGGCTTATATCGTGGTTGCCTGCGCGAATTGTTGGAGACAGATCCGACGTTGCATCAGCGCCATTATCTTTGTAGCTAAATGCAATGCAGGCGTTTTCCTGCCCGTTGTTGCGCCCGAGTGTATGTGCCAGTTCGCAGTTAGTGTCTGGATCCTGCGTGCCGTGCACTGCGAAAGTCTCAGTATCAAAATCCAACCTGATCCCATGCGCGGTGCAGGCGGTCGCCACCTCAATATGACCGGCATTATTGCCACCGCCAAAAGCAATCAGGTGTCCAGCTTGTGCCTGATTGTCGTCTGCGCCACACGTTCCAACGCCTCGTGCAGTAAGGGCGGCAACAGCCTTTTGCGTTTCTCGGCGCGGCGCAGAATCCCGGCGCACGCTGTCGAGCTCAAAAAGTACCGCTGCGGGATCGAATCCTTTTCGAGCACTTGCGACAACGAACACACGGCGGCGTCGTTGGGCCACTCCGAAAAATTGAGCATCAAGGACACGCCAGGCGATAATCCTTTCTGGTCCAGACACACAACCTGCGTGCGTCCATTTTCCCCCTGCTGGCTGCAACTCACTGCTTTCTCCGGCAAGTCCTGCCAGAAAGCACCCGAAGGCATTGTCTTTGCTGCTGAGCACGCCGGGGACGTTTTCCCAGACGATGATTGATTCTGGCACACCGCGTTCGCGGCGCTTTGCGTCGATTGCATTGGCTAATTCCACATAAGAGAGAGTTAACTGCCCGCGGTCGTCAGAAAGGCCTTCACGCAAGCCGGCGACGCTGAATGCCTGGCAAGGCGTACCGCCTACCAGAACATCAGGCGCTTCAACTTCACCATCGCGCACCGCCTCGGCGATTTTGGTCATGTCGCCGAGGTTGGTTACTTCCGGCCAGTGGTTGGCAAGGACAGCTGAGGGGAAAGGTTCGATTTCAGAGAACCAGGCAGGTTTCCAGCCGAGAGGTTCCCAAGCTTTGCTGGCAGCTTCGATACCGCTGCACACGCTTCCGTATTTCATGCCGCCTCCTGCCTTTCCCGATATTCCTCAGCGAGTCGCTGCGCCTTTAATGGATTGCTGACCACTTCACCCCATGGCATTAGCCAGCCGTTACCAATGAAGGGAAGGCACATAGTGCCAACCCTGATGTCGTCGTGAGCGTGAGTCATAGGATGGACTCCATTTCGTCGATGTAGAGGCCCTGAGCAATCAGGCGGCGACGACGGGCTGCACGCGCTATGCACTCCTGCCGTCCACCTTCCTGCGATTGCTCAATGGCGCGCCGGGTGAACAGGCGTGATTTGCCCTGCGGCGTTACTACCTTTGGCTTCGTGATCAGGTCGAATGTCCGGTCGCAGATGCCGTCCTCGTTGAGCCATTTTTCCGACTCAACAATCTGCGCTATCTGCCCGGTGCCGCGGGTGATGCCGTTGGCTACTCGGTTAAACTCAATCAGCGTTACGCCAAACTTCTCAGCGATTTCGCTGCCCGTTACAGGGCGGCCACGCGTCTGAATCATCCAGATAACGCGCTCACGGAGGCCGGAGAATTGCCCGGTTCGACCGGGCCTGCGGTAGAAGGGTGTGCGTTTCATTTCCACTGCTCCCCGAACGTGAAGCCGATTTCCGCCAGCGCCTCGTCCATCTTCTCGATGAACTCCGGCACCATTTCGTTGAAATCGGTCATGTACTGTGGATCCCGCTCAACGACGACGTGGTGAATACCTTCGCGCTTCATGCGCGGGTCGTAGTTGGCAAAGAACCAGGCCTCTTTTCCTGTCACCCACATGCTGTACTGCACCTGGGCCATGTACTCGGACTTAATGGCTTCAAAACCGCCGAGGCGGAATTTCATAAAGTCGCGGGAGGTGAACGGGCATTTCAGCTCGAGGCCGAAATTGTTACTGCAAAGGCCGTCAGGGGAGCACGCGGTGCGCATGCTTTCGTCACGGAACAGGATCGGAGACTCCGTGACTTTCACGTCAGTGGTGAACTCGAAGAGGGTGCGGGCGTCTTCCTCGTACTGCTTGCCCCAGGCCAGAGCTTTGGCGTTAACCTCTGGTGCGACGCCGGTGCATACCTCGGCGAGTAGGGTGTGGAAGTAGGACATCTTCATGCCCGTCCATTTTGTGCCGGATCTCGGCTTGGAAATAACGTTGTGCACTTCTGAGGCGGTAATGACGCCGAGGCGCAGCCGGTGCCACGCCTCATCGCCCTGTTGGATAGTGGTTACGTCAATTCCGGTACGTGACAGGATAATTTCGGGTGTCATGCTGCCGCCTTAGCTTTTTTCTGAAGGAAGTTGAACCCTTTTTGTGCCTCTTCTTCAGTGAGGTCTGACGCCTCGAGAATTGGCCGCTTGAAGATGTCGCTGCACACTGGGAGGAAGTCTTGCTCCCAGTCTTTATTCAGCGATGTTAAGAGATCGGTTATCGCCTGAAGCGTTTCTTCGCTTGCGGCTGGTGGAAGCGCTTCAGTAGCGCTGCGGGGCGTGACGTCACGGATATCTACGTCCAGTGATTTGCCTTCCATTTCTTCGGCGGTAGGCTGCTGTCCAATCTCCGGCCATGCCTTACGCAACGCCTGAGCTTCTGCGCATTTCGCCAGCTGTCCATACGGGCGCTTTTTCCACATCGCGTTCGGCGCCGTGGTGTCGCGGCCGCCGGTGGCATAGTTTTCAATCCAGTATTCTTTGGCGCTGAACTCGACGATCTCGCCGCTGGGCATGCGCTTGAAAACGGTGTATTTGCACCACTGAGGGAATGTCACCTCGACGCCAGTAAGCGTCTGAGTTACGTCTGGACCGAACTCCGGCTCCCGAGCCCCGGCATAATCGCCGGAGCGGTCTGCCTGAATGCGGTAAAGCCCGATGCCCGGCATGACTACGTCTCGCCAGTCGCCTTTGCCTGTTTTCGAATCTTTGACGTACATCGGAACGAGGTGGACAGGTTTGAGCAACGGATCCAACTGGCGGGCGCGGCAGTAGTCAAGCGCCATCATTACCGATTCGTCTTTGGCGCCAGGGTAGATACTGTTCTTCAGCGCGCTCCAGGTGGAGACGTCGACGCCTATCTCCTGAAGCGACGTCGCTGTGATTGTTAATTCGTTTGCCATCGTTAATCCCCTCAAAAATTAAAACGGGCAGCCGGTACGGTGTTCCCAGTCGTATTCCGCCTGGGCGTAAGCAACTGCCGAAATGAAATCGTTGTAGGCCTCGCCAGCTTTATCGCTGCGAAGTCCTTCGTATGGGCTGGAGTCAATCGGGACTGAGAAGTGGAAGAGGCCGGACGGCTCCTTTGGCATCATGTCGATGATTTGCTGCGCCCGGTCGTCGATCCACTTCTCTTTCTCGTCGGTGAGCTGCTGCTCTACCCAGCGCCGATCTTCGATTCGGTCGTAAGTGAGGTATGCGTTCATGGCTGAACTCCTGAAATTTGGATGTGCAGATCCCGCCCGCATTAAGCCAGGCCGATCGGTTGAATAGGGTGGTTACTGCTGCGCGATGGATTTCGCCGGGAACTCGCCGTTGCGGAGGATGCTTTCTACCGGCCAGCAATCAGCAGATACTTTCTGCTCTGAAGCTGCCTGGCTGCATTCCTGCTGGCTGTCGTAAACGCCGAGAATGACATCCTGATAATCACCGTTGGTCATTGCCACGGTCAGGACGAGTGCGAATAAAGTTTGCATCAGTGAAGAGTCCTCCCGATGGCGACGGCGTAAAGGCGTTTTGCTTCTTCCCACGCCGGAGCATTGCGATGGAGCACCGCGAACGACGCGAGCCGTTGGGCCTCTCTGATCTGCTGCTGGTTTACCATGATTTCCTCTTGGCCTTATCGCGGCGAACGGAACGGTTAATACAAGACTTCTGCGCTAATGGGCGGTGGATGGCCGCCGGTTGTCATAACTAAGCCGCCTCGGTGAAGCGGCTGAGGTATAACTGCCCATGAATCGGCATGGGCGACCGGGCTTAAATCAGATTTATATGTCCCCACAACCCATCACCTGAAATGATGTGCCTCTGCGCTACTTGAACGCGTTAAGCTGGTTGAGATAGCGATCTGCTTGCTTTCTGAAGGTTCTCGCTGCGTTCTTGCGTTACGGCTAAGCCATACCGTTAGCAATAGGGACAGGATGAGCAGGCTTTGCATGTTCTTCCTGTTTGGAGCTGAAAGTTATTCCTCGATGTTGGTTTTCAGTCGTCACTTTTACCTGTTACATAACTCCTCCGATACGATGCGCCGCGTCGAAAAGGGTGGCAGCGGCTAGCCAGGAACTTTCGAAATGCTTTGGCGATTGGATGGCAGGTGCTGACTTCTTCCTGCTTTCTGGATGGCACTAACCAGACCTTGTGCGGTATACACCGCGCATACCATCTATCACTGCGCATAGCGGCTTACGTTGCGATCTCGGTGCGCATCAGCCTGCGCATTCATCCAATCCCAAAACATTCCAGTTACGCACCATTGCCGCTCTCCCTGAGCCCGCCGGGCGTCCGACGCATGGTTTACTGTCGCGCCGTTCGACTGACCGAATCTCCACTTCGCCGCTGGCTAACTTCGCTCAGCTGTCGATGTTTCGTTTCGATGGATTGATAATAGCGATGAGTATTGTTTATAGCAATACGTATTGATATTAAATAATAGCAATTGCTATTAATGTGCTGATAGCTAAAGGAATTTTTTTTGATATTTTTTAGAGAGGTTGGGATTCAGATCGTTTTTTTACTGCGGCGGGTGTAGCTGTGACGAATGGGCTGGCTGCGGCCAATAAAAAACCCAGCACTATGGCTGGGTTCTTCATGGCAGTGAAGGTTAGCGGGTAACCATAACCGTATTGTTCTGTCCTGCTTTTACTGAGGCTGCTGACATCAGCGCACCGCCTTCAGTTACCAGGCCGTACGTGGATGGGCGCATCCAAGTAACGCTGGTCTGGACGTAATATTCGCCAGGCGCAATGTTATCGAACTCAAACTTACCCTGGGCATCAGCAATAGTGACTTTCTCATATTTCGCTGCGCGCATATCTTCTTTGTCACAGCGGGTAAGCCCCATGCAGGTGGCGAACTGGAAATCGGTATAAGAGGTTTTTGGCATCAGGATAACCTGACTGCCAGCTGCCACTTTCACGTCTCCGCCCATTGTCTTAAGGAAGGCCTGGCCAGTCAGCTTCTCGGAGCCATCCAGTTTCAACTTGTCATACTCTGCCTGTGGGAACGGCGGAAGATTTACTGGTTTAGGAATGGACACACACCCAGAGAGAAGCGCAGCTGCAGTCGCTGCAATAAAGAGCTTTTTCATGATGATCCTTGCTGTGAAAAGCCGTTAGGCTAAAAGTTAACCGTGTTTTCTATATGTTTGAGGCATGCTGCCTATCACTTTTCCGAACACCAGTATCCTGTTCATTTCTTCTTTTTCAATAGGATCCCATGGACGGTAAGTCTGGTTGTCTGAAATGACAAGTAGCTTATCCTTCATCTTCTGAAGGCGCTTCACGTGAGATGTGTCGTCGTATATGAAGGCGTAGATCCCATCACCATCAAAGTGCTGGACGCTGATGTCGACGAACAGTAAGTCACCTGGTTCAATGGTCCCGGACATGCTGTCTCCGCGAACATTGATGATTCTGATCTGCTCAGCCTTCCTGCCATTAAACATCCGACGAGCGTCTTCGACTGAATATTCCACGGATCTAAGCACCTCTACGAACTCGCTGTTGATGGCTCCTGGCCCAGCGCTCACGTAAAAGTCTAGCGCTTCAATGCGGAATGTGTCAGTAGGCGCCAGCTCTGTTTTTGGCTGCGAAATCGCGGGCATTTGACCATCGTCACGCATTGGTCCAACTCCGGTTGAAAGCCACTCAGAGCGAACGCCAAGCGCATTGGCAATCTCAACGATTTTAGTTGAGCCGCGGGCGTTGCCGCTGGTCAGCCGCCAGATAGTGGGCTGAGCGACGCCAGACGCCTTAGCCAGAGCGCCCTGAGACATGCCAGATAGTTCCATTGCCTGATTCAGGCGTTCTGCAAGAGTTTCTTTTTTCATGAGTTTAAATTTATACGCTTGCGTATTGATGGTCAAAACACGTTTAGCTATTGCCTAAATCAATACGCATTGCTATTATCAATTCACACCAATACTCATAGGAATTGGAAAATGACGAACAAAACCATCCAGCGCGCCATTGATATCGCTGGTAGCCAGAAGAAATTAGCCGACCTTTGCGGTGTGGCGCAGCCGACGGTATGGCGCTGGTTGCACGGTGGCGGCATTGATGCTCGCTACGTAATGAAGATTGTTTCTGCAACCAACGGCAAGCTTAAGCCAGCAGATATCCGCCCAGATCTCGCCCAGCTCCTTGGGGCAAATAACACAGCCGCTTAACGGCGGCCCTAACCACGAAAGGGAAAGCAATGCATTCACTTGCGTATCAACAAGGTAACAAATTTTCGCCAACGGCGATGATTTACCAGAATCGCCGGGAACCTTATTCCAAGGCGTTAAACATCGATGGGATCCGCGCAGCTGTGCGCGCCTGGGCAGCTGATTGCCGCAGCCGTGAATTTGTCGCAGCGCTGATTGTGGAAGAGTGGCGGGCAACCGGCGGAACCGGTCTGGATATCCCGACTGACTCGCACCGTCAGATGCAGAAAGTGTTTCGCTGGATCGATGGCGACACAGAGTACGCCGCCAACAACATTCGCCAGCTGGCACCGGCAATTATGTCCGTCCTGCCGCTGGAGTACCGCAACCGCTTAGCGCCCCAGAACGACACTATGTCCCTGATCGCCTCTGCGATGAAAGAGTGTGCCGAAGCTAAACAGGCCGTGCTGCTGGACGCTCCAGAGCATCAGAAGCTGAAAGAGGTAAGCGAGGGTATAGCGTCGCTCTTCCGCCTCATGCCGGAGCAGGTAGGGCCGCTGATGACGATGGTCACGTCGATGCTGGGGGTTATGTGAGAGGCACCAGAAAAGAAAAAGCCCTTGAAGCGGTAACTTCAAAGGCCCTTATCACACTGTGTTACGCCAAGTAACGGGAGTAAGTATGTCAAATACCGCAGAAATTCTCAACTTTCCCGCAGTAGTTTCGGGAATACAGGAGCAACGCGTGGCCGATACAGACGATGGGTACACCCGTCTGGCAAACGAGTTGTATGAGGAGCTTATCGGCGCGAACCTGACTAAAAATCAGGCCAAGGTAGCTCATGCTGTTTGCCGCAAAACCTATGGGTTCAACAAGAAGATGGATCGCATAGCAGACTCACAACTTTCTGAGCTGACCAGACTACCTCGCCAGAAGGTTAACACTGCCAAAAACGAGCTCATTGCGATGAATGTTTTGGTGTCCGACGGCATGCTTATCGGGCCCAACAAAAACCTGAGCGAGTGGGTGATTCCAGGTACTAAACCTGCGCCAAAATGTCACCACGGTAGTGACTGTCACCATAATAGTGACAATGTCCCTATGGTAGTGACAAAAAGTGTCACCAAAACAGTGACAGCCCTGTCACCAAAATGGGGACACACAAAAGACACTATTACAAAAGACAATAAAGACAATATTAATAAACCCCCTAAATCCCCCAAACCGGCTTCGTTCGATCCGGCTGGTGTTGACCTTCCTGAATGGCTGTCAGTTTCAGTCTGGAAGTCCTGGGTCGATTATCGTCGTGACCTGAAGAAACCGATCAAGTCTCAGCAGACGGTAACTCAGGCCATCAACCTGCTCGAGCGTTGCAAGTGCAGCGGTTATCAGCCTGAAGAAATCATCAACCAGAGCATCGCAAATGGCTGGCAGGGTTTGTTTGAACCGAAAGGTGCTAAACAGCCTGTGCGCACTCCGTCACGAGTATCTGAGAACTTCGCTGGCAAGGACTATGGCCAGACTGAAATTCCGTCATGGGCGAGGGACTGAGTATGGAACTGCTCGAAAAAATCGACGCTATCGAAAAAATGCTGGAAGTTCTCGGCAGGCCGCCAGAGCAACTCCCTAACTGCGAGATCGTCTGTGAAACGGTGCTTTGCGAGAAACACGGCGAATACGAACAGCGTAAACGCGTGCTTACCAGCAGCCTGATCAAGCTACCGTCACCGCCAACTCGCTGTCCTGGCTGTCTGCGTGATGAATTGACCTTCCTGTATGCCGAGAAAAAGCGCTGGGAAGACCGCACGCGCCAGCAGAACATCGATCGCCTGCTGCGCCAGCTTGAAATCCCTGAGCGCTTTGTGACGTGCACGCTGGAAAACTACCAGCCGGTGGGTAAAGAGTCAGAACGCGCGCTGCGGGTTTGCCAGGCGTATGCCGCGAAGTGGCCCGAGCGCCTGAATCAGGGTGGCGGGCTGGTAATGTGCGGCAAGCCGGGGACCGGTAAAAACCACCTCGCCCTAGCGATCGCCCGCTACGTCATCGAGAACCACCAGAGCCCGGTAATTTTCACCACAGCGCTGAAGATTGCCCGTGAGTTCAAATCAACGTGGTCGAAAACAGCGACGCGCTGCGAAAACGACGTGATTTCGCAATTCACCACTCCGGACCTGTTGATCATCGATGAGGTTGGTGTCCAGTTCGGCAGCGAAGCCGAGAAGCTGATCATGTTCGAAATCATCAACACCCGGTACGAGCGGATGAAGCCGACCATCCTGATCAGCAACCAGACCAAAGAAGAACTGGCGGCGTTTGTGAGTGAGCGCGTTATCGACCGCATGAGCGACGGCGGCGGGTGCACGCTGTCATTCACCTGGGATTCTTACCGTTCCAAGGGGGCAGCGTGAAAGGCAAACAGGCAATTCTTCGTTATCTCGAAACGCACCGGACCTTCACCGCGAAGGATGTGGCCACAGAGTGCGGCATGACCATCAACTGCATCACGAAGAACGCTATCGACCTGGAGCGGACCCGGAAGATTGTGCGTGTGAGCAAGGTCTGGCGAACGGTGACTTATCGCCTGGCGACACCGGAAGAGCAGGCTGGCACCGCGCGAAGCTGCACCAACGGAATATTTCAGGAGTGCCGCAACAGCGCGGCAATGAAGCGGGCATTGATGGTTTGGGGGAGGGTAGGGGTATGAAACAGAAATTTATCGAGTGGTTTACCAAGAACAACAACGGCTGCTCGCCAGCGATGGAAGACGACAGAAGCTTTGTGCGCGAGAAGACGCAGCACATGTTCGAGGCGTACCAGGCTGGCGTGGCTGAAGGTGAAGCCAGATGCGCTGCACTGGCTGCGGAAGTTCAGGCGGTGAAGGATGCCGTGATCGCGAGAATTAAATTGCACGAGGAAATCAGAAATGCAGGAAGACCTCCGCATACTGACTTCTGGCATCAGTCTATCTACATGGCTGATAAAAAGGTTGAAGACTCACTTTCCTCAACGCCAAATCATGACGCTTTCCTGGCTGAAGTGCGGGCGCAGGGTGTGGATGTAGCTATCGAACACCTGATAAACAAATTCGAAGGCACAGGGCGCATTGGCGTTCCCGTAATGTCTCTGGAGTGGCTGGCGAAGGAGCTTCGCAAAGGAGTGCAGTCATGAGCAACGCCATCAAAATGCTGAATTATGACCCTGCAGACCTGGATAAAATGCGTCTGCCGAAAGGTTCTAATTGCGGTAACTGCCATCATATCCAGCTCTGCAAAGCCATATTCGGCCATACCGAAACGGATACCTATTGCGACTGGTCACCATCCCGTTTCATCCCGGTACGGACAGAAGGAGCCGCCCAATGAGCATTAGAGCTAAGTATGGATTCGGGCCAGTGACTGTCGAGGTCGACTGGCTGCATAAGTGCCCTAATTGCAATAACAGAAAGATTAGAGTCACCGGTTGGTCTACCACTCCAGAAGCTCTATGGGCTGGCGATAAAGCTGAGTGCACAAAATGCGGTCATAAAGGCGAGATTAATGCCGATGGTGACAATGCTTGGGTGGAGTGGGACGAAATTAAGGAGGCCCAATGAGCAACATCGACAAACTCGCTAAACACGCATTAAGAGAAGCGGCTGAGAGAGCGAAAGACAACTTCATCCCGAGTTTCAGGGCTCCCACTCGCGATGTGCTGGCGCTGCTGGATGAGCTGGAAGCCAAAGATGCTCAAATATCGAATCTTACCGCCGAACGCGATGCTCTTCGCGAAGGCGCGATGGGAGACGCGAAGCACAGTAATACGCGTGCCGCTGCCGATATCTATTTCCAGTTGGTTGAAGAGTGCCAAATTCCTGCAGGCGGCTCACTGGTTGAGTATGTAAGCGATCTGCGTGAACGCGCAGCAGCAGCCGGTAAAGGAGTGGCATCATGATTACCTTCACTAAAGAACAGCTTGTCGCTTCTGCGCACGCGCGTATTGAGTTTGCAGAAATGATGTTGGCTGGAGAATTAGAGCCTCTCAAAGAACGCACATGGTCAATTGAGCTGGAGCTGGCGCGTATCGCGCTGGCATCGCTCGAAGCGGAGCCTGTGGCGTATGTGGACCCGTCTGCCTTCAATAATTTCAGTGTTTACCGTGCTGGAGATACAGATAACAAGCGCATGGGCAGAGAGTGGATGTGGGCTAATCCAGACGCAGGGCTTATTCCTGTCTACACCGCCCCGCCAGCGACGGTATCTGTGTCCGATGATGAGCAATGCAAACCACACCCGGTAATGGCGGTTAAAGGTGAGCTTGGATTCCTTGACCACTTTGATCGCATCATCAGTGAGCGTGATGAAGATATCGATATCTGTCAATTAGGGTGTAGCAATTACGAAGCTCTAATGCTCGCAGCTTTGGATGCATTCCGCGCCGCCATGCTTCAGGGTGCCGATGGAAACTCTCAGTGGGTGGCTTGCAGTGAGCGGATGCCGGAAAAAGGAAGGACTCTCGCCCTATTTGGCAAAAGAATAAAAGAGGTGTGTGCCAACTATGTTGACGAAGGATACATAGGGGATGATGGGGAATTTTACTTTTTTGACTGGGAGGGCGGGCCAAGAATTGATGATTGTCATCCATATGACAAGGCCATTGTAACACACTGGATGTACTGGGAATTGCCATCAGCACCGCGGCAGGAGGTGAATCCGTGAAAGTTTTCAAGTTCGGCAGGATATTTGTTGGAGAAAATGGCTCCGTTAATGTTTCAAACTTCGTGTTTCAACTAGATAGACCAGATGAAAACCCAAACTGTGCAGAAGATGTAATTCCTGCCGTTATTAATCATCTTTGCACTGTATGGGATGTCGCTGAAATTAACACATGTACTGACCGAGTATCTGAAATTATTGTTGCTGACGCCATTGAGAAAGCGAGGTCTGCAAAATGAAAGCATATCTTGAATGTGGAAGTTGCGGTAAGCACTCATCATTTGTGCTTTCAGGGCGGTCATTGTGCCCACGCTGCGGCTCTGGTAAAGCTAAGCGCATGGTTATTGGTAATCAGCCTCCAGAATGGTTTAGGGGAAGCGAAAAGGATAATTTTTTCACTCAATTGATGGGTAAAAAATGATGCCTAACCCATTCGACGTGGCGATGTTGATAATTCTGGCTATGTTCTCTCTTTTAATGGTAGGCGGCATGCGTTTGTTGTCATGGTGAGTTAAACATCAAGCAACATTTGATTTCCAATAATCATCAATCCATAATTAAGTCATCGGAGCCTGAACAACTCTGGTGACTTCTGCGCATTTAAGGGGACTTAAATGCGACCACAATCTGAACTCCTCACCTTGTCACAGATGCAGAAATGCACCTGCGATTTTCTGCATTCTGCGGTTTCCGTCAAGGAGGCCGTATGACACTTCTAGTAGACGGCATCAAACTCCATCGCGGCAACTTCGCGGCCATCGGCCAGCAGATTCAGCCATTGCTGGATGCCGGGCAATGTTTCCGCCTGCAAGTTAAACCGTGGCGCGAGAAGCGCAGCCTGTCGCAGAACGCGCTCAGCCACATGTGGTACACGGAAATCAGCGATTACCTCATCGCCCGCGGCAAGACTTTCGCTACGCCTGAGTGGGTCAAAGACGCGATGAAGCACACCTATCTTGGCTACGAAAGCAAAGACCGGGTAGACGTCGTGTCCGGAGAGGTGACCACGGTTCAGTCTCTTCGCCATACCGCCGATCTGGAAACCGGCGAGATGTACATCTTCCTGTGCAAAGTCGAAGCCTGGGCGATGAATATCGGCTGCCACCTGACCATTCCGCAGAGCTGCGAGTACCAGCAACTGCGCGATAAGCAGGAGGCCTGATGTCTACTCCACTTTCCCGCGTCATCACCAACGAAATCTTCCGCGTTCCGGCGCGCCGCCAGCGTAAGCCCGCGGTTAAGCCGTCCGACATCCCGACCTTGAAAGGCTACACCGCCCGCCTGGTGGATCAGAAATGGCTGCGCCTCGCGGCATGGAGGACGCATGGCTAATTTGTGCAAAGCGGCACGCGGCCGCGAATGTCAGGTGCGGATCCCAGGCGTATGCAACGGCAACTCTGAAACATCTGTCTTGGCTCATATCCGCCTGGCGGGTCTCTGCGGGACCGGAATCAAGCCTCCTGACCTGATCGCCACCATCGCATGCAGCAGCTGTCACGACGAGATTGATCGTCGCACCCGCCTAGTCGATGCGGAATATGCAAAAGAGTGCGCGCTGGAAGGCATGGCTCGCACGCAGGTCATCTGGCTTAAAGAGGGGCTCGTAAAAGCATGAATGAATATCGCATTAGCCTCCCGTGGCCGCCGAGCAACAACCGCTACTACCGGCATAACCGCGGGCGTACGCACATCAGCGCAGAAGGGCAGGCGTACCGCGACAGCGTCTCCAGAATCATCAAAGAATCAATGCTGGATATTGGCCTGGCCACACCCGTGAAAATCCGTATCGAGTGCCACATGCCGGATCGCCGCCGCCGGGACCTGGACAACCTGCAGAAGGCCGCCTTCGACGCGCTGACGAAATCTGGGTTCTGGCTCGATGACCAGCAAGTCGATTACTACAGCGTGAAGAGGATGCCAATCGTCAAAGGCGGCAGGCTTGAACTCACCATCACCGAAATGGAGGCCGCATGAACATTACCGACTTCCTCCGGTACCAGGCAGAAAGCGTTAAGCGCGCCAGCATGCCGCCAGTAGCAAAGCACAGCCAGACCAAAACAAACCAGCCACATAAGGAAGTCGCATGAACAGTCAGCAACTGGAATACGTACGTCAGCAGCTCATTGTGGCGACCGCAGATTTGAGCGGGGCGACGAAAGGGCAGCTGGTAGCTTTCGCAGAGAACGCGCAATTCACCGCTACGGCGCGCAGCCGGGGCCGGAAGAAGGTATTCGACAAAGATAAGCAGAGCATGGTCAACCCGGACGGCCCGCCGATGAGTGGCAGTCAGTCCCGCGCAAAGGGCTCATCCATCGCACTGGTGGGGCCGGTTGAGTTCGTGACAGCGTCGTGGCGCCGCGCTGTGCTTTCGCTGGAAGAGCACCAGAAAGCGTGGTTGCTGTGGAACTACAGCGAGAATATCCGCTTCGAGTACCAGGTGGCGATTACCCAATGGGCGTGGGCAGAATTCCGGGAGCAGCTCGGCGCGAAGAAAGTGGCCGGCAAGACGATGGAGCGCCTGAAGAAACTGATATGGCTGGCGGCGCAGGACGTCAAAGCGGAGCTGGCGGGTAGGGATGTGTATCAGCATCAGGACTTGGCGGCCCTGTGCGGCGTTAAGCCTGATAACTGGTGCCATAACTACGCCGACTACTGGCGGGCCATGTGCGCCATCTTTAAGCGGCTTGATGGTGACTCTCTTCGTTGCGCTATGAGAACACGATCACAACAAAAGGCTACTTTTTCGCAGCAGGATGTTGCAAAAGTCAATTAAATAGCATACATTTCATGTAAATCTGATATCGTCGCCATAGCTTCGCAGGTCGACAAAGAATTAAGAGCCTCGCCATTGTGCGGGGCTTTTTTATTTGCGGCACGCCGCACACAGAACCCACTACCTGGGACCCTTCGGCCATAGAGCCGACATTGCCTTACCCTCACATTGCCAGCCTGTCGCTGGCTTTTTTATTCCAGGCCCCGGGAACCATCATCGACATGCCTTCTTGTTAAATCGTCCCGAGGGCCTGAACCAACTACACACGGAATAAATATGTCTGAGACCTTCACTATCGTAGGCGTTGGTCTTACATCGTCATCAGTCGGTGTAACCTTTGCCACGCTGTTTCCGGAGGCGACTCCAGCAGTGATGCTCGGATCACTCGCCGGAACGGCGCTATACGTTCTGACCTCAGATCCCCATCAACTCTGGAAGCAGGCTATCTTTGCGCTGATATCGTTTATCAGTGGCGTGTTCTTCTCCGTACCCATGGCGAAAATCATGGCCGGAATCATCAACACGCCGTTAAGCCTGATGAAGCCACCGGCCAGCATTGAAGTATCGCCAGCTGTCGGTGCAATTGTCACTGCTTCCATTTCCGTGGCAGTCCTGCTGCGCATTCTCCGCAAATCCAAAAGCGGGAAGATGCCTGGGCTGGGGGAGGAAGATAAATGACATGGCAGCTTCTTCTGATGGATGCAAACGCCATAGTTTGCCTGTTAATCATGGTCAGGCTGATGTTTTTCCGGAAAGAGGGAAAGCGTCATCGCCTGAGTGTCGCGGTGCTGGCCTATCTGGTCATCCTTGCCGCAGGATTCAACGCCTTCAACATTCTGCTCGGCCACTACGTACAGGTTAACCTCGGCGATCTGCTTCTGAACTCCGTCATCTGCATAGCGGTGTGGCTGGCACGTGGGAACCTGGCGAAGGTCGTTATAACGGAGTAGTCCATGCAAACCAGTGATAAAGGCATTTCCCTGATCAAGCAGTTCGAAGGCTGCAAGCTCACCGCGTACCAGGACAGCGTCGGAGTGTGGACGATCGGATACGGATGGACTCAGGCCGTCGACGGCAAACCAATCCGCGCCGGGATGACGATTAAGCAGGAAACGGCAGAGCGTTTGCTGAAGACAGGGCTGGTCAGTTACGAAAGCGATGTGTCCCGCCTGGTCAAAGTTGGCCTGACTCAGGGGCAATTCGATGCTCTGGTGTCGTTCACGTATAACCTCGGGGCACGGTCTTTGTCGACATCAACCCTCCTGCGAAAACTCAACGCTGGTGATTACGCTGGCGCTGCCGATGAGTTCCTGCGCTGGAATAAAGCTGGTGGCAAAGTCCTGAATGGACTCACGCGTCGCCGGGAGGCAGAGCGGGCTCTGTTCCTGTCATGATTGGCGCGCTGGTTAAACGTTACTGGTTGCAGCTGATGGTGGTGGCATTAATCGGCGTGCTGGCGTTCTTCGTGAACCACTACCGCGACAACGCCATCACCTACAAAGACCAGCGCGACAAAGCAACGGTCCGGGCCAACACATCTGAGGCGATCACTAACAACGTGATCACCACGATGAACCTCATCCGTGACATCTCACAGGCTACCCAGAATGCTAAGAACGAACTGGCTCAAAAGGGCGAGACGCGTATTGTCTACATCAGGCAGACGCTTGAAGGCGATCCGTGTGCTAACCAACTTGTTCCTTCTGCCGCTGCTGACAGCCTGCGGGAATACGCAGACAGTTTACGTTCCGGCCCCGGTGGTACCGATAAGCGCTGAGCTGACCGCAGATACGCCGATTCCCAGAATAGCGGTTCCGTTCACGTGGCAGGCAAGTCTTGAGTTAAACGCTCAGCTATATACGGCGCTGGGGCAGTGCAATCTGGATAAGGCAGCAATCCGCAAAATCGAAGAGGAAAGGCAGCATGCAAAATAATCAATGTACTCAGGGCTTCGATAACCCATCCAAGTTCCGTGAGGAATGGGATAAGCAGACAGAAGGGAAATAGCTCAATGGGTACTTTAATCAAGGGCTGGAAAGTAATGCTCCTGACCAAGGAAGGGCATGATTCTGGAAAGGCACCAGAGCAGGTCGGCTGGCAGAGCAGCAATGAGCCAGACATTCGCGATGGGGTGCTGATTATTAAAAATGGCCTGGATACTCATGGCGTACCGCTCAACATCATTCACGGCTTCAGCATCGAAGCTGTAAAGGCTGAATGACATTACAGAAGCTCTTCACTGAGGGGCTTCGATAATGATCTGTGTAACCCCGCAAGGATGGTGATCACATCTTGCTGACGGGTAAGCCGTAAGTGGCTAAGCACTTCTGAGAAGCAGGGCAACGGCTGCGACACGTGGAGAACGAAATGGCTACCGTCTACAAAATCACAATCACCAAAAAATCCAAAGAGACCTTCACCGGGCTCATGACCCGCAGCCAGCCAGAGATCGTCAATGGTTATGTCGCTCTGGCAATGGATGACGGCAAATGGCGCTACTTCAGTCAGGACAGCATTGATGACTTCCTGTTCGAACCTGTAGATCAGCCAGCAGAACAAACGACGGAGTAACGAATGAGCAAACCGGACTGGGAGGCCATCGAGACGGCGTACCGGGCCGGAGTGATGTCCCTCCGAGAAATAGCATCACAACACGGTATCAGCGAAGGCGCTATACGTAAGCGTGCCAAGCGTGACGACTGGTCGCGTGACCTGAATGCGAAGGTGAAAGAACGCGCTGATGATCTGGTACGCAAAGCAGAGGTACGCAAACAGGTACGCAGTGAAGTCACTTTTAACGAACGCGTACTCATCGAGGCGACTGCTGAAGTAATCGCCAACGTCCGCATGGAGCATCGCGGCGACATTAAGCGCGCCCGGCAGATAACCAACGCTCTGTTTGATGAGCTGGGTGCAGAGTGCGCAGACGTGGCCTCGCTGGAGAAGCTCGGAGAGTTGATGTTCGACCCTGACGACAAAGGCCAGGACAAACTCAATGAGATTTACCACAAGGTCATTAGCATGCCGGAGCGGGTTAAGTCGGTTAAGGCACTGAGCGACGCGCTGAAGAATCTGATCGGGCTTGAACGCCAAGCCTACGATATCGACGGGCCGGAAGGCGACAATTCTGTTAAGCAACTTTCTGACCTGATGGATTCTCTGTCTCAGGGGGCGTAATGAAACCTGAGCACATCAAGCTGCTGGCCGACAAAGACTGGCGGCTGAACAACCTTTACTGGATCACCGATAAAGAGGGAAAGCCTACGCGGTTCATGATGACACCTGAGCAGCGGGAATACTTCGAAGGGATCCACACCCGCAACATAATCCTGAAAGCACGTCAGCTCGGTTTCACGACTGAGGTGTGCATCATCCAGCTCGACGCGGCTCTGTTCGAGTCGGCTAAGTGCGCGCTGATCGCCCATACGCTGAATGACGCAAAGCGCCTGTTCCGCGAAAAAGTGAAGTACGCATACGACAAGTTGCCGGTAGAGATAAAGGCTGCCAACCCGGCAAACAATGACTCGTCTGGGGAGCTCGTATTTAAAAAGGGCGGATCGCTCTATGTCAGCACGTCTTTTCGTGGCGGTACTCTGCGTTACCTGCACGTTTCCGAGTTCGGCAAGATATGCGCCAAGTATCCGGATAAAGCCCGTGAAATCGTCACTGGTGCCTTTGAGGCGGTATCGACCGGATGCTTCGCTACTATCGAGAGCACAGCCGAGGGCCGGGCGGGGTACTTCTTCGATTACTGCCAGACGGCAGAGAAAGCGTTGCTGCAGGGGAAGCCCTTATCCGCGCTGGACTGGAAGTTTTTCTTCTTCTCCTGGTGGAAGAACCCGCAGTACGCAATCGACCCGGTTGAATCGCTTCCGGTACGCCTGCTTGAGTACTTCGCTGAAATGGAGGCGAAGCACGGCGTAATCGTCAATGAGCGCCAGAAAGCATGGTACTACGCCAAAGAGAAAACGCTCGGCGATGACATGAAGCGCGAATACCCGACCATTCCGGCCGAGGCGTTCCAGCAGTCGGTCGAGGGCGCGTACTATGCCAAGCAGTTCCGCTGGCTGTACACCAACAAGCGGATCGGCCAAATCCCGGATAACTCACACCTGCCGGTTCACACGTTCTGGGATATCGGCGTGGGCGACTCCACGGCGATATGGTTCGTTCGCGAGGTTGGCAATGAGTTCCACATCATCGACTACTACGAAAACTCCGGTGAAGGCCTGAGGCACTACATGAAGGTGCTGAAAGACCGCGGCTATGAGTATGGCGAGCACTGGGGGCCGCACGACATTGAAAATCGCGAGTTTGCTGCTGATGCGAAGTCGCGCAAAGAGCTGGCGCGCGAGGGTTACGAGATTGACGGCAAGATGTACTCACTGAATTTCAAAGTGGTGCCGAAAGCCGGCATCGATACCGGCATTGAGTCGGCGCGTGAAATCCTTCCGAAATGCGTATTCGATGAGGAGAAATGCTCTGAGGGTATATCCCACCTTGAGGGTTACCGGAAAGAGTGGGACGACAAGCGCGGCTGCTGGAAAGACAAGCCTCTCCATGACGCAACCTCACACGGTGCTGACAGCTTCCGTTACTTCGCAGTGACGAAGAACAACCGCAAGCAGGTCGGCACCGTATTCTTCTAAGGAGCATCGCCAGTGAGCGAACAAGATAACGGCCTGCAGATGGCTGTGAACAACCTCGCCACTGAAATGAGGCGAGCAAATTACCTGAATGCCATCGGTATAGGTGGCGGCAACACGAAGCGACCGACGCTTTACCAGGAATTTGGCTACCCGCGCACGATCACCTTCAACGACTTCTACAACATGTACCGCCGCAACGCCGCTGGCTTCGCTGTGGTGCATCGCCTGCTGGATGGTTGCTGGCAGGATTATCCGGTCATTGTTGACGGTGATGAAGCGCAGGAGGCGGAGAAAACAAACGCCTGGGAAAAGAAAGTCACCAAGTTCATGAAGAAGCTGTGGCCGAAGGTGAAGGATGCCGACCGCCGCAATATGGTTGGGCGATATTCCGCGCTGCTGCTTCAGGTGAAAGACAATAAGCCATGGAACGAGCCTGTAGATACCAGACTGGTGAAATCGGTAGGCGAGTCAGCGTTGGTAAAACTTATCCCGGTATGGGAGCCGCAGTTAACTGTCGCCGAATGGGATAACGACCGTCAGTCAGAAACGTTCGGCCAGCCGAAGATGTTCAACTTCAACGAGCAGCCGGTTGGTGATGAGCCTTTTGTCGGTCCGATGCGTGGAGAGCCGGTGCATCCGAGCCGCGTCATCCTGTTTTGCGAAGGTTCTGAAGACGATAATGTACTGTCCGGCATCCCGCTGCTGGAAGCTGGATATAACAAGGGCCTCGACCTTGAGAAAGTATCTGGTGGTGGCGCCGAGGGCTTCCTGAAGAACGCCAGCCGTCAGATTGCCGTCGAGTTCAGCAAAGAAACCGACATGGCTACGCTTGCAGACCAGGCAAAAAAGGCTGGCTATGCCGATCTCGGCGAAGCGATGGGCGACAAGGTCAATAAGCTTAACCGTGGCACCGATGCTGCCGCCGTGATGCAGGCCGGGCAGATGCACGTTCTGAGCGTTACCCCTGGCGACCCTGGTCCGACGTGGGAAGTTACTGCGAACGAACTGGCCGCCTCCGTGCAGATCCCGTTCACCATCCTGTTCGGTCAGCAGACCGGGCGACTGGCGAGCGATGAGGATAAAACGGACTGGGCTATCCGCCGTAATACTCGGCGCAATGGCTTCCTTACGGACCGAATCACCGCGCTGCTGGAACGCTTCTGGACGCTTGGGATTATCGACCCGCCGACCAAAGGCGAGGTCACCATTTCCTGGAGCGACCTGCTGGCGCCCGGCGAGAAAGAGAAGATCGAGAACGCTTCGAAACTCGCTGACATCGTGCAGAAAACCACGCCTTACTATGGTGGAGACGCGCCGTTTACCGCAAACGAGCTGCGCGAGATTGTTGGGCTTGACCCTCTACCGGAGCCAAAAGAACCACCGAAACCGGACGAGAAGGTGACTACCGATGATCCACTGGCTGATGACACCAGAACAGACGGCAAAGGTGGGGCTGCCGATAGTTCCGCGCAGCAAGGTTGATCCGACCCGATCTGCAAAGCAGGTCACCGCGATGTTCCGGGATATCGAGGAGCGGTATCTCGGCATCAAGCGCGCGTTAAAAGCCCTGTTCGACCTTCGCCTGACCGGGAGAGAGCGTGAAGCCAATAGCCATAACTGGCACTTCCTGTGCCACGACCACGGCGCGGACATGCGGCTCTACCAGGTCAACGCTGGCAAGTTCATCTACGACATGTCGGCGCAGGAACTGGCGGACCTGCTTGAGGCGGTGCAGGGCATTCTCGACGACTACCTGCTGGATGGTGGCGAGCAAAACCTGTGGGCGATGGATTACGTCGTCGCAGAAGCGCAGCGCGGCACGCTGGAGGCTTTCAATAACCTCTCGCAACAGTCGCAGGTGTACGCCAGCCAGACAACGTTACAGCAGCTTTTAAGCAGCCCAGGTTATCTGAACCAGATATCGGCGGCCAGGCTGACAACATTCAGTGACTGGAAGGTCATCAGCGACACAGCCCGTGGCGATCTGACCAACATCATCACGGATGCGGTAGCGCGCGGCGTGAATCCTCGCGAGACGGCCAGCGTCATCAGCAAGCGCCTCGATGTGTCGATGTCGAAGGCAAAAACTATCGCCCAGACTGAGCAGGTAGGCGCGCTGCGGCAGGCGCAATGGAACGAAACAGACTGGGCGGCCGACAGGCTTGGGTTGAACACCGGCCTGCTTTGGCTGTCAGCGCTCAAGCCAACGACGCGCACCTGGCACGCTAGCCGTCACGGCAAGGTCTACACCACGGAAGAGGTGCGGGACTTCTACGCCGAGAACGGCAACCGGTACAACTGCTACTGCAGCCAGATTCCAGCCCTGCTCAACGACGACGGTAGCATTTTCAATGAAAGGCTGGCGGATAAGCTGAAGAAAGAGCGAATCAACTGGAAAGGTGCATAAAGACAATTAAAATACTCCTTTTAAAAGGGGTATTTTATGGCGCAAGAGTTTGGATTTTTAGTTAAAGTGTTTTCTCAAGAGAAGTATCGGGATGATTTCCTTGATGGGAAACTTTATATGAATCCCATCAAGTTTTTCAAAGATTTTGAAGAGGAAGCGACCAACAATATTGGTGATAAAAATGAAGCTATCACTGCTTGGTTGCAGCCTGAAGAGATTAGGATCACTTTCAGTCCACCAGGAATGGAACCATTCACAATTCCAGGAAAAGACATTGTTGCTCCTATAGCTATAAGGGCAAATGCACATGATAACTATAACGTCTTGTGCCTGACTTTATTGCATTCTCACGGCATAGATATAAGTGAGCCAGTCACTGACGACGAAATTGAGCTTTTGAAAGGTTACTTCAAGCTCCCAGATGAAGCGGCGAATCTAGGAGAGTATGCTGTTGTTATCCCACAACTTCCAAGTTTTATAACGCAAGTGCAAGTCGCTGCACAAAAACTGATCGACTCACAACAAGCGGCCTATTTCAGTGCTGACAAAGTAAAGTACTATGACAAGGGGAAAAGCCTTTCTTTAGAAAATGGAGAAGAGGCTGTTTTTCATAAGCAAAGTGAATACGAGCATCAGAGTGAGTATCGGTTATGTCTTGATAGGCGTACCGTTAATCCTGAACCATTTGTGTTTGATATCGGTGATATTCGTAACATTGCATTCCCCTGCCTCACTACTGAAGTAAACCAAATGTTTAATTTAGATATAAAAAAAATCTAACCCGCTACGGCGGGTTTTTTATTGCCTGAAATCCACCAATGAGGACGCAACGTGAAGCTATCCAGCATCCACGTTAAATCCCTCGCCATCAACGCCTCCAACATCTCAACGACCACCATCAACGGCCAGGAACACTACGTCATTCGTGGTGCAGTCCCGATCGTCGATGACATCGTGATGAATGGTGGCCTGTACCCGGCGGAGGAGATTAACAACAGCTACCAGACGATGGAGCGCAAGTTAATGCCGATCGGCCATCCGATGGTGAACGGCAAATACGTCAGCGCCAACGACCCGCAGGCAGTCAACGATTACTACGCCGGGGCATGGGCTCAGAACGTCAGCAAGGCCAACGACAAGGTCGTGATGGACGTTTACGTCAATAAGGCTGTGGCAGACACCAAGCCTGACGGCAAGCGCCTTATTCAACGCCTGGACGACATGATTTCCGGCAATAATGCCGACCCGATTCATGTCTCCACAGGACTGGTGCTGAACAAAGAGCAAAAGGCCGGGGAGTCGAAGCAGAAGAAATACTCCTGGGTCGCTCACAACATGCATTTCGACCACATCGCGATCCTGCTTGATGAGCCTGGTGCCGGGACGCCTGAAGAAGGTGTCGGCATGTTCGTCAACGCTGACGGACAAGAGGCTGATGTTGAAGCGACGAGCCTCATCGATGCTGCAAATAGCATGAAAGACGGCCTGCTGAACAAAGTGAAGTTCTTCTTCGCCCACAACTCCGACGCCTCATTCGACGAAATCTACCAGATGCTGCGCGAGGCTATCCGCGCGCCATCCGGCAGCGATGTCTATCGCTACGTAGTGACAGTCTGGCCGGACAAATTCATCTACGAAGAGGGCAGCAAACTCTTCCAGCAAAAATATCTCATCGATGACAGTGAAGTGACGCTGGTCGGCGAGCCTGTAGAAGTCGTGCGCAAACCAACTGAGTACGAAGTCAAAACCAACGGAGAAACAAACCCGATGAAAGAGAAGATGATCGCCGCGCTCAATGCCGCAGGCGTTAAAACCGAGGGGCTGACCGACGATCAGGTCTGGGATGCCTACAACCAGCAGATGCAGAAGAAAGATGGCGGCGGCGACCCGGGCCAGGCTCAGATTAACTCTGACGCGATTACCGCAGCGGTTAACGCTGCCATCACCCCGCTGAACGAAAAACTGAGCAAGCTGGAAACTCAGCTGCAGGCGAACGCAGAAAGCGACCTGAAAACCAAACGTGACGCGGTTAAAGCGAAATTCTCGTTCATGACCGAAGCAGCGGTTAACTCCCTGTCTGGTGACGCGCTGAACGACATGTACTCACAGTGCCAGACCAGCACCGGTCTGAACCCTGCATTCCAGGGGAATGGCGCTCAGAGTGAAATCCTTAACATGGAGGCACCTGAATAATGGCTCTCGCACCTCGTTTCCATACCGTAATCGCGGGCCCGGCCCGTAAGAATGACCCGCAGGTCATTGAAGCAATCATGGCGGCGTCCGTGAAGCCCGGCTCACTGGTGATGCTCGACAGCACCGGGAAACTGGCGGTTCACAATGTCGCTGGTGGTGCAGGCGTTGCTCTCGCTCTTCAGCACAACTATATCGGCGGCGGTGACATTCGCGACTCGGTTCCTGCAGGTGATACCGGCGCGGCCATCATGTGCGAAGACGATGTGGATTACCACATGCTGGTCAAAGCAGGCGAAGTGCTGCTGGAAAACGAAGGCCTGGTTTCTGCCGGTGATGGCACGCTGGCTAAGTCAACCACACCAGCCACCGACCAGGTCCTCTTTTATTCACGCGAAAAAATCACCGTTGGCGCTGAAGCTCAGCTCGTGAAAGTTCGCAAATCAGGGAAAGCAACCGCATGAGCATGATCGTATTCAACAAAAAGCTGATCACCGAGCATAATCAGGTGAAGCAGGCGTGGAATCAGCTGCTGATGCAGCGTGAATCCTTCAATATCAACCAGGGAACTATTGCTGCCCAGTACGGCGGCGCGCTGGAAGTTAACCAGGCCGCGCTGATCTCCAAAGACTACTGGCGTGAAGTGGACAACATCACCACCCGAGTCTTCCGTAATGACGAAGGCAACGGCCTGCTGGATGATCTGCTCGGTCTCGGTACGCCGATTTCTATCGGCAAAACCGCGGCGCTGTACCGCGTTTCCAGTGACGCTGGCAAGGTTCATCGCTCACTGACGGGCCACGTGCCGGAAGAGCTGGATAAAGTCATCTACGACGAAGCTGGTGACCCAATTCCGATCTTCAACACTGGCTACGGCCGTGAATGGCGTGAATGGAACGGCATGCAGTCGGAAAACCTTGACGCGATGGCTGACGATCAGGAAGCGCACGTTGCGGCTATCCGTGAAGACATGGCTGACTACATGCTGTCAGGCGATGCGAAGGTGAAGGTGAAAGGGTATGTCGGCGCAGGTATCACCAATCACGCCAACACCAACCAGGTGGATCTGAGTGCGTCCGGTCTGAATATTGATCTGACCACCTCGACTCCTGATGAATCAGTGGCATTCTTCACCGGCCCGTTCGCCAAACTTCTGGATGATAACTACGTGCAGGAGAAGGTTAAGCTGTGGGCGTCACCGGACATCATGCGCAACCTGAACCGACCGTATTCCGATGCTGCCGGATTCAAAGAAGGCACTGTGCTGGAATACATCCTGCGCTATGGCCGAATCGAGTCGTTTAACCAGACCTTTAAACTGACCGGTAACCATTTCATCGCTTACGTGCGAAATTCACAGTACATCAAGACGCGCATCGCCGCGCCAGTGGGTACCTTCATGATCCCGCGTCAAAATCCATTCGACAACTACAACTCCCTGGTCTGGAGTGCTGTCGGTCTGCAGATTAAGCGCGATTTCAACGGTCGCTCTAAAGTGTTCAACGCACAGGGTTAAGGGGCTTCGGCCCCTTTTCTTCGGGAGAGAGCATGAAAAAGTTAAAAGTAGAGAAGGCTGGTTGCTGGGGAACAATTAACGGCGTATTCCAGCAACTGCCGGTGGGCCATGAGTTCGTTGCGGTTGGTGTGCCACCTGCTTTCACTGGCCGCGTATCGGTCGTTGGCGAAGTTGAAGAGCAGGAGCTTGAAGTTGCCACGCCAGGTGCCGACGATAAACCTGCAGAGCAGGCAGAGCAGGCTGAGCAGGCTGATACCACCGCTAAATCGAAAAAGGTGAAATAACCATGGCTGACCCAATCACAGCGGCAGACGTGCAGGCGTTCCTCGGTGAATTGGGTTACTCCATCCCGGGCGCGCTGCTGGAGCCGATCCTCTGCGTGGTGAACAAAATTATCCCGTGCCTCGATGGTGCAGGATATGACGACTGCACCGCAAAGCTGATCCTGATGTACGCCGCCGCGCTGATGGCGACGTCATCCGGCGCGCGCCGCATAAAATCGCAGGGTGCGCCGTCTGGCGCGTCCCGTTCGTTTGAATATGGCGACGACAGCATTACCTGGCTGCGCGACTCTCTGGCCCGGCTCGATACCAGCGGCTGTACCAGCGAGTTGCCGATCAGCGCCGGTAACAGCGTAGGTCTGTTCATGGTGGTCGGGGGCTGCGGATGACGTACAAATCAGTTAAGCACGGGCTGCCGCGCTCATTCACCCGCGTCTGGGTGATGACCGACACAGGGCGGGAGACTACCGGCTACGTAAAATCAGACGGCGAGTGGTTCATCAACTGCCCGCGCATCCGGGCTACTGGCGCGAAGGTGCTGAGGTGGAAAGATGGCTGAACGATATGAAGTGCATGCGTTTAAATGCGAAGACAACTGGTCGCTGTTCATCTGGATAAATGACACGGGCGTTAAGTTTATTGGACGCCATGCTGAAACTTACGAGAAAGCCAAAGCTGACTTTCTGGAACAGGCTGATGCTAAGCGCCTCGGCAGCCAGTCAGGACTGATGCAGCCTCTCGCTGATTTCAAAATCACAGAGAAGGTCGAGGTCTTCACGCTATGAGCAGCGTTGCAAACTGGTCTTACACCGCCACGGCGACCATCTGGCGCAAGCTGGAGGGAAATGACGAATACGGCGATCCGTTGGGATATGGCGAACCTGAGCAAATCCTCTGTGATTACGAGGGCGGGCTCAGCAAAAAGTTAGCCAGTCTGGGCGCTGAAATCGTCGTGAAGAATACCGTCTGGACGGGGTTCGCGCTGGCGGCAGCGGGTGATTATCTGCTGATTGGCGTATCGACCGAATCCGACCCGGTTGTAGCTGGTGCCGACGAGGTGCGGCAGGTTATCCGCTACGCCGACACGTTCGAGCGCCTGGCGGATGATTACGCCATCCTGACGGGAGTGTAGCCATGGGCATAAAAGTACGTGGCGTTAAGCAGTCTAAAGCCGGGCTCAACCGCATCATAAACGACGTGAAAGGGCGAAAGGTCGTCAGGGCGCTACAGTCAGCAATGATAATCGGCAGCTCTCAGGCCGCGCTTTATACGCCGATCGACACATCAACGTTGTTGAATAGCCAGTATCGCGAGTTGATAAACAACGGCGTTAGGCTGACTGGACGGGTGGGATACACTGCGAACTACGCTGTTTTCGTTCACGATCCGAATGTTCCGCAAACCTTCCGCCGCGCTACCGCGCAGAAAGAGTTCCTCACAAAAGGTTTTGAAGACACCCGCAGTCAGATTGATGCCGTGATGCGCAAGGAGCTTTCAGTATGACGCCTGCCATGTATGAGCGCGTGCGTAACTACTTCGTTGATGCCGGGCTTACCACTGGATTCATTGTTCAAATGCTGGCGTGGGACGACACAGCCAAGTCAACCGACGCATTCATAGTGTTCCGGCCTAACGGCGGTACCGACATCCGAAATGACCTCGGATCTGATCACTACGTGCTGGTGGATGTAATTTCCGCCAAGGATAAGCGCCGAGCAGCCGCTGAGAAGGCTCAGGAAATCATCAATTATGTCGAACAGAACGACATTACCGACGAATGCCTTGGCCTGATTCAAAACCTCGGAAATGTGCCTGCACCTATCCTGACCGAAGAGGGCCGCCTGGTCTTTCGACTCCAGTTCATGTGCGTTTACGGCGAATAACCCCCATTACCAACCCATCAGGCTGCCATCCGGCGGCCTTTTTTATTTGAGAGGTACACATGCAAGGCTGTGCTAATGATTTTGGCAAGCTGATCGGGAAAGTAGCTGTGCTACGCATGGCCTTTGGCTGCCCCGACGCAGTGCCCGCGCTTTCCGAGTGGAAGCGTCTCGGCGCTATGACGACCAAGGGCATCGACTATTCGATGAACACCATCAACTCCGAGGCAGATGATGCCAAGGGGCTGGTGGAGAACCTGGTCAACAACATGGATCTGACGATCTCCGGCGAAGGGGAGTTTCGCAAGTCTGATAAAGATAACGAGATCGGCGCGTGGCGTCTGTCGAAGTACATCTTTGACGAAGTGCAGGCAGGCCGTCAGCCTAACCTGTGGGTGCGTTTCGACTTCGCGGGTGAGAACGCCGGTACTTACATCCAGGGTTACATGAACACAACTTCATGGTCTGGTGATTTCGGTACCAACGATATCTCCACCTTCTCCGGCGAGTGGAAGGTCTACGACGCCGACACCGTTGTGTTTGAAGTCGCTGATTCAATCGCGGCCACTGGCGTTGAAGTTACCCCTGCAACTGCTTCCCTGGTCGTTGGGGCAACCCAGCAACTGAGCGGCGCGGTTCAGCCAACCGATGCGACTAACAAGGCGATCACCTGGACGACTTCGGCGGCTTCTATCGCAACCGTCAGTTCAACTGGTCTGGTAACGGCCGTCGCCGCCGGAACAGCGACCATTACGGCCACAACCGCAGATGGTGACTTCACCGATACCTGCGCTGTTACCGTGACAGCCGCACCGTAATCACTACAAAGGGCGGCGTGCTGCCCTTGATACTGGTTATGGAGATTTATATGACCCCTTTGAAAGAAATTGGCGAGTGTCTGATCGGCGCTGGCGGACGAGAATACTTTTTCCGTCCATCGTTTCGTAACATGACCAGGATCGGCGAGCCAGATCATATCGTCCGGGTGTTCTATGCGCTGTTTAATGACGACGTGGCAAAGATGCTTGAAGCGGCCAGAGAAATCCACAGTGCGATACCGGAGCATCAGCGTAAGTTTTACGCCTACTACTTTGGGGACATTTACCTGCCGCGGTGGGCTCTGGATGCGGCAGGTTCTGCCGCGTTTGTGCGAGAGGCATTGCTCTCGGCTATTAATGTCATTCAGTCATGCTGTGACGAGGACGTTTCAGAGCTGACAGGCTGGCATGAGCCATCACGCACTGGACGGCGAACGTTTGTATGGCGCCGTGGAGCTCTCCCGCCTGAGAACCTTATTCTGATAGCTCAGTCACTCATCATGCACGGCGTTATCGGCAGGGCAAAGGTTCGCAAGTTGCAGAAGCACGAAAGCAAGGAAACTACACCGGAGTTCCATGCAACTGAATACATCATGGCGGCGCGAAACCATTTTGGGATCAGCAGGGAAGAGGCTGAAAACCTTACCATGACCGAGTTCGCCATGATGCTTAACGCCAAATATCCTGACCAGAAAGGATTCACCAGGGAAGAGTACGACGCTGTTATGGAAGATGACGATCGCCGCTGGCAGAAAATGATTGAGCGCGAAAAATCAGTAAAGAAAGCCGCCTGAGATGATAAATAACTAGCCCACCTCCAGGTGGGTCTTTTTATGCCCGGAGAAAAGTGATGTCTGAAAAAGCAGGCGAGATTTATTACGACATCGAGGCCGATGTTTCTGGCTTGCTGAAGGCGCAGGGGAAGGCCAATAAGTCACTCGACTCCATCGGCAACTCTGCTACGAACACAGCCAAAAAGATGGATGAGCTGCAGACCAATATTAACCGCGTAGCAGGTGCTATCGCTGCATCTCTCGTTGTTGACTGGGGTAAGGCGTTTCTTGTTGCAGCTGACAATATGAGTCAGTTAAACGCGCGTATCGAACGACTGACAGGCAGTGCTGCAGCTGCATCGCAGACAATGCAGAGCCTGATGCGCATCAGTTCGGCAACTGGCGGATCGCTGCAGGATACAGAAAAGCTCTGGGAGACTCTCAGCACGGCGTTGCGCGATACCGGCGCGACTAACGGCCAGATAATCCAGCTCACCGAGACTCTTCAGAAAATTGGGCGTATCGGTGGCTCCTCTGCGGAGGAGATGGCTAATGCTCTTCGTCAGTTCGGCCAGTCAATTTCATCCGGCACAGTCCGGGCGGAGGAGTTCAATTCCATCCTTGAGCAAATGCCGGAACTGGCACGCCAGATTGCCGCGGGGATGGGCGTAAGTATCGGTGAACTGCGTCAGTTGATGCTGGACGGAAAACTGACGGCAGAAGACGCGCTGAACGCCATCCAGAAACAGACCGGGTCGGTCAACGCTGAGTTCGAGAAACTACCGCGTACGCTCTCCCAGGCAAACACCGCGCTTACCAACTCATTCCTGTCAATGATTGACTCTGTCAACCAGGCTACTGGTGCAAGCTCTGGCATGGTTGCCGTGATTGATTCATTGACGGCTGCGCTCGACAGGCTGGCCGGGAAGGCAATTTCTGCCGATGCACAGATTTCTGATCTGAACAGTACAGCGGAAATGTTTACCCGCCGGGCTCGCACCTGGTCATGGCTTGGGCTTGATGGCTGGGAGGCGCAAAACAAAGCGCTGGCAGGGCTGAGTAATAAAGCCGCCATGCTGGTTGGCGATCTGGCTGCTGTAACCAAAGCTTCACAAACCGCCGCCAATACCAAGCCCATTGAGATAAAGGCAACTGCAACTACCACTGGTAGCAAGTCGAAAGGCGGAGCGTCAGCTGCCCAGAAAGAGGCGGAGCAGTACGCTAAAGCGCAGGAGACTGTTAACCAAAAACTAGATGAGTTGCGGCAGAAGGCAGAGCTGTCAGCTGGGAGTGTTGGCGAGTTATCTCGTGCGCAGGCCGTGCTTAATGCGCAGCAGTCTCTCGGGAATACCGCCACGCAGGAGCAACTCATGCTTGCTGGTCAACTGGCAGGTAAAGCCTGGGACAATGCCAACGCATTACGTGAGCAAGCGAAGGCTGAAAGAGAACGTACTGAGGCGGCCAATAAGTTCAGCACCATTCAGGGCAAAACCAGTAAAACTGCCGGTCTGGACAGTCAGTACCAAAAAGATATTGCTGATATCCAGCAGTACGCCAAGCTTTACCCGCAGAAAATAGGCGAGGCGGAAGCTGCGCGCGCTGCTATCGAGCAGCAGTATCGTGATCAGCGCAACGCGGCGATGTGGGAAGAGTGGGCGCAGCAGAACGCGGCCACACAAGCTGCAGCTGCGGCTTTCGACTCTCTCGGTTCTGTAGCCAGTAACGCGCTGACAGGAATCATAACAGGCAGCATGTCTGCCAGCGACGCAATGCGCAGTATAGGCATGACGGTCCTGAACAGCGTGGTTAACTCATTCGTCCAGATGGGAATTGAGTGGGTTAAGTCAGCCATCATGGGCCAGGCGGCACAAACGGCGGCTATCGGCACGGTTACGGCTGTGCAGACGGCAGCAGTGGCTACGCAGACCGCTACCAGCACAGCAGCTGCAGCGACAACCGCTGCGGCGTGGACTCCGGCGGCGATCCTGTCATCCATTGCCTCAATGGGTACGGCTGCGGCGATCGGTCTCGGCGCGGTTGCGGGCGTGATTGGCGCTAACCTTCTCGGTAAACGTAAGAACGGCGGCCCGGTGACGGCTGGCGGTATGTACCAGGTCGGCGAAGGTGGCATGCCGGAGATTTACCAGGCCAGTACCGGTAAGCAGTACATGATACCGGGCGACAACGGCAAGGTAATCAGTAATAAGGATATGCAGGGTGGCGGAGGCATCAACGTTGTCTTAAATGTTCAGAACTATAACGGCTCATCAATAGATGCGCAGGCCAGTTCTGACGGCAATGGCGGCGTGACTGTGGATGTGATCGTCGCTGACCTGAATAACGGTGGGCCAATCAGTAACGCCATTACCAGCAACATGAACGTTAAACGCACGCCAAGGGGGCAGGGCTGATGCCAATTATCGACTATCCCGACTGGCTGCCGCTGGCGCAGAAGGCCAGCAAAAACATGACGCTTGATACCGGGTTCCAGACCGATCAGCCAGCGGTCGGTCCGGCCATCTTCGAGAATCAGACTGATGACCTGAAAGTGACATGGTCGTTAACGTGGATCTTCACGCTGGCGCAGGAACGCGCATTTCAGCAGTGGCTGCGTAGCCCGAACTATCTCAACCGGGGCCTGAACTGGTTCCGGATGAATATCAATCTGGGCGGCAGCGGCCTGCAGCTGCAGCAGCTTCACTTCACTCAGATGCCGGTGCAAACCAGTATCGACGGCGGGGTGGTGACCTGGACGGGTACCGTTATTGCGAACCACCTCTACAACGCCGACGATGAGTTTGACGACATCATTGTTGAGCTGCCGCCGCCGTGGGATTCGTGGCTGGATATTGTTGTCACGGGTTATCCGGACGGGCGCGACCCGGAATCTTTACCGAGAGTGCCGTAATGCCTACCTTCAGAGCTTATAAGCAGCAACGCCCGACACGCGGGCTGTACGACACCATCACGTTCTACCATCCATCCTTTGGCTACGTCCGCCTGGTCGACAAGCAGTTCTTTGCAAAGACGCTAGGCGGCCAGACGTACACGCCAGCGCGTTTTGAAATCGAAGAGAGCCAGCAGAGCGGTACGCCGGTTATCGACGCGACGGTGAAGCTTGGGCGGCTGTCGTCGGATATCAAAGCGCTGATGAAGCAGTGGAAGGGAGCGGCCCGGCTGACGGCCATCACGGCCACAAGGCAGATCTTCGACAGCGGCGATGTGTCGGTGCCGATTAAGTCCTGGCAGTTATACGTCAAGACGGTGGACATCGACGCTGATGCCGCATCGGTAACCCTTTCTGTCACAAACCCTCTGAACAACAACATCGGAAGGCTCTATGACCCAACGGAATACACCGGCCTTCAGTACCTCTGATTTTGTTCGGAAGGTGATCGGCGTGCCGTGGGCTAACCGGGCATGTTCGTTCGAAAAGGTGGATTGCTGGGGCTTGTGCGTGCTGTATTACCGGAACGTGCTCGGCATTGAACTGCACCAGACGCCGGACTACGAAGCCGGTGAGGACTTCTTTACCTGCTATCAGGGTGACGTCGTTTTCTGGCGCCAGGTCGACAAGCCAGTTGAGGGCGGAATATTCGTCGGGTACCGCGGAGCGCAACCGGCACACGTTGGCCTGGTGCTGAACCGGATGGCGCTGCACTCGCGCGGCGAGAACGGAAGCGTACGCATGGACTCGTTGCTGGTCATTCAGCGGGCATTTACAAAAGTGGAGTTTTTCGAATATGGCGCTGGTTGAGATATCGAATTTTCCAGGAACGCCTAAGCTGCGTTGCAGGGTGCCAAACGGCACCCTTTTTTATGACTGGCTGGCTGCCAATGACGCTACCTTTCACCGCGATCTGCTGATCGTCCGCAACGGAGTAAAGCTGGGAGAAGATGATGAGTTGGCGTTTGAGCTGAGCGAGCTGGACAGCATTCAGATTTTCGACCAGCCAAAAGGTATCGTCAGCGACATCCTGAGCCCGATATTCAAAGTAGTCGGAACGGTTTTCGCCTTCCTTGCGCCGAAGCCGGCCATCGCAAACACCGGTGGCAATACCGTCGATTCTCCAAACAATAGTCTTACCGGTCAGACAAACACCGCGCGCGTCTACAAAGCCAAACCGGATATCTACGGCCAGGTGCGTTCATTCCCGGATCTGATTCAGGAATCGGTGTTCGAATACGTTCGCCAGGATGCCTTTGACGGCGGACTGAAGTATGTCACTGAGTGGATGTGCATCGGGATCGGCAAGTACGACTACGAGTCTGTGCGCTACTCAGAATCAAGCCTCGGCTCTCTGGCCGGTGCTGAATTCCAGTTCTTCCAGCCTGGCGAAGTAATCCCGCAGATCGTCGAGGGATACGGGTTCGATGACGTCGACGGGCAGGAGGTTCCCGGGCAGAACGAAGCCAGCGATTTCCCGGTAGAGAGCGCGACTGCAACCACTGTGGTCAGCGGCACGTATTCCGGTGGTCAGATAGCGATGAAAATCGTGAAGCAGGCCGAGTTCGATTACTTCATGGGACTGGTGCTGCCGCATGCCGTCACGTTCACTATCAATGTGACGTACAGCACGGCATCTGGATCCGTAACGACTGATGCGACATTCTCAGGCACGCTGATCTCAGCGGTAGAAACGAACGACGGCGCGGTGATTAACCCTGTACGCTGGTACACGTTTACGATGAGCGACCTGCAGGGACCGCAGGACATACCGTCGACGGCGACCATCAACACCACGAATTTCATTCTGAACGACAACGAAGCGCTGGTTGTGGGGCCGTTCTTCTCACCGGTTGAGTCGTCTCAGCTCTGGCTGCACACGCAGTCGAGTCTTGGGGGGAAGAAACAGACTAACTGGAAGGTCGTTATCTGGAAAATCGACGATGATTACAACCAGATCCCCGGCACTAAGCAGACGTTTACCTATTACCAGGGAACACCTCACGACCATACCAGCGAAGTGTTTTACCGCACCGATAAACTGACTCCTGCGGCCGGGTACGGAAAGTACGCGATAAGCTTCCAGCGCACGGATAACTCCAGCGACGCGTCAGTCCTGAAGGTTGAAGAGATCCACGCTATCAATATCAGGACCAACGTCGTTCATCCTACTGATACGCTGGTCCGCGTGAAGGTGAGGGCGACGGAGAACGCCCTGGGCAGCCGTGAACGCAAATACAACGCGCTGGTGACCCGCCACACCATCACGTATAACCTGGGCACGCAGACGGTAGATTACACGCTGCGTCCGTCGCGCTCGTTCGCTGATGCAGTGGCGCATACCTGGCTCATCATGGGTGAGCAGCCGGTAAGCAGCATTGACCTTTACGGGTTGTACTCGATTGCCGAAAGCCTGTCAGACGATCGCCTGGGCTACTTCGATTACACGTTTGACGATGAGAATGACTCTCTCGGTGACCGCGTGCAGGCCATTTGTAACGCTGCGTCTGTGATTGCGTACTGGGACGATGGCGTGCTCACGTTTCCTCGCGACCCGAAGGTTGATTACCCGGCTGCAGTATTCAACCGGGCTAACATGAAGACGGACGAGTACAAAATGACGTACGAAGCCACTCTTCCTGGTGGCTACGACGGCGTGCAGGTGTCCTACGTGCATCCAACCACGAACAACAAGACGTACATCAACTACCGCGTGCTGAACGGCGACATCGTCGAACAGGAAGCGGAAAACCCGAACAAGCTCGAGATAGTCGGCTTCCGCAACGAGTATCAGGCACGTGAGCGCGCGCTGCGCGAAACAAAGCGCCTGATCTACTCAAGGGTGAAGATGAACGCAAAGGTGTTCGAAGACGGGATAATTCAGGTCGGCAGCGTCATTCAGATGCCGGACATCTACGACAGCAACCAGCAACAGGGTTACATAACCGGCCGAGCCGGGAATAACTTTGATACCAGTGAGCCGATCGCCTTCACCGGTTCGATGTATGTGCTGGTGACCGACAGTCTTGGAAATCCGACTCTGCGATATCCAGCGACGGCGCGAGCCGATACGAAGTACGGATTCACCGCGGCAATACCCGACATTCATCTCAACATATGGAACGGAGACACTGTGCAGCTACCGTCGCGCTATCTCATCGCGACAGTTGAGGAACTGGACAGCCAACTATGGAAGGTCAGCAGCATCAAACCAAACACAGATAACACGGTATCTCTGACCGTCGCAGAATATAGCGACGCCATCTACCAATAAGAACCGTCCCCGACCAACCAGACCCGGCCACCGAGCCGGGTTTTTTTATGGAATAAATATGGCTACGCAACCTACCAATTTGCCTGTCCCAAGCGAATCACCACGCGATTTGAAGTTTAACGCCGGTAAAATTGACGAGTTTGTTACCTCACTGGTTAACACCTATGTTGACCGGTTTGGTAACGAGCATTACACCATTGACGGATTGCGCTGGCTCGCACAGCAGGCAATTTCCCAGTATGGGTGGATACCAGTAGGCACATTCCAGGCCGGGGCAACGTTAACCCTCCCGAACCAAATACTGAAAGACACAACCAACGGAGAATACTATCGATGGGATGGATCTTTCTTGCCGTCAGGGAAGATTGTTCCTGCTGGCTCAACGCCATCCTCAACGGGAGGAACTGGGGTTGGTGCTTGGTTAAGTGTCGGTGACTCAGCGTTGAGGAGCATGCTTGCAGCCAACGATGGAGAAAAGTTAGTAGGTGAGTGTCCAACTATTGCTGCGCTTCGCTTAATAGAGCCATCTTACGATAAACAGAGAATCACACTTCGAGAGCATACTGCAGGGACGCGTCTTGGGGGAGGCCAGTTCCGTGCCGTTCTTTCTGGTTCTGCCTATACAGACAACAACGGAACGATAATCAAAACAGCTGGTGGTGCTGCGTGGTTACGTATTAATGCTGATGTCACAAACCCGCTTATGTTTGGGGCGCTTGGTGATGGCGTTACAAACGACGTGGTTGCTATCAACAGGGCTATTGCTAGCGCATCCAAGACCGATCTTCTTGGCAGAACCTATCTGATTTCTGGTGGCGCTATTGAGGTGTATAACACCAATCCTTGCTCTGTTTACAGCGGCAAGATAACAGAGCCAGCTGTCAACAACACTACAATGATGAGGGTATCGGGTGCAGGTAAAAATATATCTGACATAATTTTCGACGGAACTACTGGTTTAACTAGCAGGGGAATTATATTTGCTTCAGGAAGCTCAACAAGCAAGGTATCAGGTTGTCAATTTCTCAATCTGAAAAATCCCGGCGTTGGTGTAAGTGGCGATTATACTAATAATATATTTTGCAGCGATATAACCATTGATAGAAATTTATTTAACAACTGTGGTAATGCAGGAATTAATTACGACAGAAATACCATTGTTATGGATGGCGCTTTCCAGTGTACGATTTCAAATAACAGGGCGACAAATTGTAATTGGGGTGTTATTTTTAGAAAGCCTTATACTTACCCGGGACTTACAGAAACATACTGCCTTTATAATAGAGTGGTTGGTAACTATTTTTCAGCGAAAAGTGGATACCCTTACAACCAATGCATTAGTGCGCAGAGCCAGCAACACTTTGAAGCATCTGGTAACTCTATCGAAGGCTTCCTTGGTAACGCCATCGATAACCAAAGGTGTGATTTTAGTCGTATATTGAATAACAGGATAAACTCTGGAGATGACGGCATTTTCCTTGGTGATCTTAACTTCAGGGGACACGTTGTTTCTAATAATGTCATTACTGGTTGTGCCAGAGGTATCCGAGTCTATGGCCTTGCTGCTGCATCAGAAACTGATTTCAAAAACCAGGTGATGGCAGACCTGGTAATTACAGGTAATAGCATACATGATAGTAAGCTGTACGGCATTTACGTTTACAGGACAGAGCCGACTGATACTTTTAGCGGATTTAATATATCAAATAACGTGGTTGATAATGCTGGCAGTAGAACGATCACGACGTTGGCACAGGCTATACTGGTAACAGGTCTTTCAAATGGTGTAGTTAGCGATAATATTATTAGATACGCGAGGCAGGAAGGTTTGCGGTTTGAGAATTGCTATTCTGTAAGTGCGATTGGTAATAATATTTCTGGCCACGATGTAAGTAATACCGGTACGTATGGAGTTTACATTGATGTGAATTGCCGTGGCGTTACTTTGCGTAACACACATATCACAGGAGGTTCAGCAACAGGTGGAGCGGTCAGAGAGGCAGGAGTAAACAATACGGTTACAGGTACTCGCTGGAATGCAGTAGCATCTGGAGTCAACTCAACAGGTACAGGTGCAGTTCTGGCAGATAACGTAGCATTTTAAAAAATGAGCGCCCTAGTGGCGCTCAGAAATTAACTTACTGTGTTGAATTTTTGTTTTTATTAACGTTGGCAATAGCGGTACTATAACCCCGAGGATTACATATAGTGCAAAAGAATATTGATTATAGACATTGTTCAGCTTGCCATTTGCATTGTTTTCAAAACCAATAAGGAGGAAAAATAAATTCAATATTGCAAACACAGATAAATGCCATGACATTATAGACTTGGAGTTATCACCTATTATTTTCAGGAGGTAATTATCTCTAGAAGATAGAATGTTAGAGGTTATCACTACGGTAAATATACAGACCATGGATGTCACTGACGTCATAATGAACCCTGATGGATATGTTGACCATGCCATGGCGCTTTGTTTTGTTAGGCCGAAAGATATTACTGTTCCTGTAGCAACTATTAAAAGCATAGCAGTTATAGGGTTATATATGGATAATGATTGCTTTTTAAGCGAATATCCAAACAACATGAACATAGAACCATACAGTGATTGAGCAGAAACATTATAAACTTGATTACCAGTCTCTTTAAATTTTACTGCGCACAGGTGAAGCGCTACAAAACCAACAAGTATTGCAATTATGATTAAAGTAATATTTTGGAATTTAGACTCAGTAGTCACTGAGATTATAAGTCTTGATATTATTGATGACAAGTAATAAGCAAGCAAAAACCAACAAACAAGAAATAATGGGTTGTTGTGAAAGTTATTTACCAGGGGGTTGGATGTGAACGGTTCGCCAAAATACAATCCTGTGAGTTTACTTAATGCCATTGCCAAAGCCCCAGTGAGAATGTACGTCAAAACAATATAGGGGATTATTTTTTGTGAAAGTTTTTTCAATGCTTTGAAAGTAACTATCTCATTTTTTAATGTTAATCCACCAACAAAAAAGAATAAAGGCATGTGATATAAATAGGGTTGCATTACATTAAAGAACCCGCTTGTGTAATGACCAATCACTACAACAATGATGCCTATCGCTTTCATATAGCTTATAGATAAACTTTGCTCAACACTGAACTTGCGCATTTTAATCACTTTGATTTTAGATAGTTAATAAGCATACACATGTTAGCACTTAATCAATGCTTGATCGATGTATGTTGATAATTATACTGTATGTATATACAGTAACTATCGGAGGTGAGTTATGGGGTTCCCATCGCCAGCAGCAGACTATGTGGAAGAGCGCATATCGCTCGACAAGCGCATCATCACCAGGCCAGCGGCCACTTACTTCATGAGAGCTGGCGCGACGCACTACCGGGAAGGCATCATTAATGGCGCTCTTCTTGTCGTTGATGCATCGCTATCTCCATGTGACGGATCGTTACTGGTTTGCAGAATGGAAGGTGAGCTGAGGATTAAGCGGTACCGAAAATTACCAAAGCCTCACCTGGAGGATTTGCAGACAGGAAGGCGCGAAGAGATACCGGTGCACGATGACGGAACCAGTCCTGATGCGATATTTGGCGTGATCACCTACATCATCAACGATGCGCGTTCTAGCGAGTTTGATGACTGCCCGGTGATGTGA